CAAGTTCATCATTCTTCACGATACGACCGTTGACGAGCACCACGGAGAGACTATTCGTTGCGGACTCGATGCTGTGTCACAGAGCAAAGAATCTGGTATTCCCATTGACGAGATCACTAAAGGATTGGGCCCTGCAATTAGCGAGTTTCTTGCCGCTCATCCGGAATGGATCGTCGACCTGAAGCTAAAAAATAATAATGGACTGACGATTCTTAAACGTCGAGCGTAGGAATCTTCGGCGGAAGAGGGGCAGGTTTCGTACCGTCCCGGCGATGACGCTCGACATCATCCCAGAATGCGCGGAGGTCTGGGAGATGATCGGACAGCCACTTAGGATCCTTCGGAACAAAGTCCTTCTTAATGTCGGAGAGAACCCACCACAAGTACTGGTAGTCATCGGTAAGACCGGGCATCCATTCATGCAACATTGCGTCATCTGGCTTGTATACGACCTTTCCATTAGGGTCGACTGCGAATACACCCTTTGTGTCCGTACTCGATTGCCACTCTGTAAAATTCACTTGCTTGAATCGAAACTCTACATACTCGCACTCGTCAATACCCGTGCACTCCATCTGCATCTGCATTTGGTGCACGTAATAACTAGGAATCTCGTCCTTTCGAGTGCGGCTCATCGGACACTTGAATTCAACCAGTCGCCCATACCTCATCGGGTCGGCATCTGCGTACCTCGGGATAATCAACCCGTCGGGGGACGCACCAAGGAACTTATAAACGGGATGCTGACAACACCCCACGTCAATGATGTCACATCCAGTCGTATCCTCGTAGATCTTCTTTGCAACAGGCTCAAACCGGGTTCCCCAGACCAGAGCAGGAATTGCATTGAACGGGTTTGTTTCGCTTCGTGTGGGTGGTTCTAGCTTCTTCTCGAGCAACTCAAGACGAGATGCCGGTGTCTGCCACACCTTTGAGACCTCAGATGCAGTAATCATGGTTCCGCGTTGGGCGTGCCATGCATCTGTGCGCTGATCCTGCTTTCCATAGAGACGCACGGTTCTCTCGTATGCACGATCACGCATCCACAGGCGTCCCACTTCGCTCATTAGCAGTTTTTGAGTCACTCGCATCACCTCCCTCTTCAGGTGGCGGTACGAAAGCTCCGGTGCAAGTTGTTGACACAAAAGGATAAAGTGGCGTAGACGGGCGTTGAGATGAGTATACGGGCGGTTCTCCAGTAGGTACGAGGCCAATGCCTCCTCCATTGGTGTTCTCTACCTTGCTGTTCGAAAGTTCATTTTGAAGCGCCTTCAGCCTAGCCTCAAAATCTCCGGCGCCCATTACACCCATCTCGGATGTACGGCTAAACATGTCGAGATACATCTTCTCGAACTCTGCTTCATATTCCTCCATCTTGTCAAGTGGGAATCCTACATCTTCGAATGTAGGTAAGACATCGCCGTCCTTGAATACGGGATCGGGGGGCTGAGGCTGGTCCCGAAGCATCTCAAGGAATGTACGATACTGTTTGTCGTCGCCCTCGGGTAACATAAAAAGACCGGGTGTGGTAGCTTCCATGACGCCGCCTTCTTCGCGAACGCGATCAATAACCTCTCCCACACACACTGAAGTTCCAACACCCAGTGCGCGGTCTTCAATAGGCTTCTCGGTAAATGTCACATTCGAATCAATGATGGTTGTAGGGGCGTCAACTGCGGCCATTTATCTTTATCTTATAGACCCACTTTAAGCGAGAATACCGCAGTAACAATACAAATGGAGGTCATTCAAAATCGCGATCACTGGGTTCTGCATCGGCTGGAGGGATTCTACTCAAACCAGGAAAACTTCAAAAAGGTCCAAACAATCTTGTCTGGAGAGTCCAAGGTCAGCCTCCGTCTTTTGGATTGGCTTGTTACCAATTACGCAAAGAAGCACAATGTTGCATATCTGGTAGGGACTCGTCACGTAATTGTTTACCTTGCGTACAAGTCTCATCTGAAGGCGTATAGCAAGAAGATGTTTGACCCTTTCTGTCGTTGGAAGCGCATTCAGTTTATGGGACTGGATACGACTGTCGGACAGCTTAACTTCTTTGAGTGGGCGATCCAGGATGATGTTCTCAAGTATCTCGAGGAGAACTATGATGCAATCCATGCAGACATGGAGGCTTGTTCGACTACAATTCAGCCAAAGACAACTGAGGATGGTGTCCGTCGCAAGAGACACGAGCTTAGCCGGTCTGCAACGAAGGCCGTGCGTCACCATGACGTGAAGGTAGTTGTGTCGTTTGAGTAATGCAGTCACTCCTTGATCCGAGCGTTCTCTACACGGATCTGTCCCGTGATATTACGGAACACGACGTTGATGTTGTATCTGACTTGTGGAACATGGATGACCGTGATGTCTATCGGGGTTCCCGCGACAGACATTACTCTCATGCAAATGTGTACTGGTTGTATACGGAAGAACTTGAGCGTGTTGGATTAGTCGAACACTCATTGACTGACAATGCAGACTTTCGTATTCTCTGGTTTCAAAACAACCCATTTGCAACCCTCTTGCAAGAGAATGATTGGGTGAATGAGGAGAGCATCTGGTCTACATTGTCCCTCAGTGCGTCTGAGCGGTTCCTTGCGAGTGACTGGACTACTCCAGAGAAGATTCTAACTGCCTGTCTCTATGGACCCACGCGGGTACTCAGTGTCGATATGCTCTTAAATCGTCCAACCGTTTATAGTTGCCGCGAGTGTGGATGGAAGTCTCTGAAAAAGTTGGAGTGCTGTGATACGGATGCACCTCTGGATTTTCCAGATAAATCAAAAATTTTGTTTATAGACGAAGACTTGTACGTCTGTCGACCGCCTGCCGACTCTAAGGTTTGGGAATTACTTGGATTTACATCGCCGCGCCCACCACGCGACGACGAGCGGGCTTTGCGGGCGTCGGCGCAGGTGCAACAGGAGTCGCTGCAGTTGGAACCTCCACCTCGAACGCCGTCTCCTCCGGCTGCTCCGGCTGCTCCCCAGGAGAGTTCATTGCAGCCAGGAGATCAGCCACCGACGGCTTAGCGACCTCCTCGTCGTCACCTCCCTCCTCGGCCTCAAACACCTGTGCTGCAGTGACACGCTGCTGGGCGGACACCTGCGCGTACGAGATGCGCCAGGTGACACCGAATCCCTGACCCGAGACATAGATGCTCGGACTGACGATGAAGCGAGCCTCCATGCGCTTCGGGAAGACCGTCTCCAGGTTCTCCGTCGTCAGCGGGATCGGTCGATTCTGCATATCCACCGCATCCATATTGACCTTCCCATCGTAGACCGGAACCTTCATCCGGAAGCTAGGCGGGTACTTGCCGTTCGGCACCCACTCGGCACCCTGCTTCTCCACGCTAGGAGACACCAGAGACTTCATGCTGTCACGGAGGACATCCTCCTTGCGAGCACGACCGAACCACGACGTGGACTTATCCACAGCCGTCTTGATGACCTTCTCCTCGAGGTCCTTCAGGAAGTTATACATCTGACCGATCTCGCCGGCATCGGTAGGCGCACGCTCCTTGGCATACGAGTCGCAGCCGCGCAGGCTAGCGAGCATCGTGTAGTTGATACCGTTCTCGGTCTCCTTGATCGAAACTCCCATCGGATACTGCAGCTTCGGGATACGCATCTGGAAGTTCTGCCCGTTGTACTTGATCGGGACGCTCTTGGACCCATTCGTCTTGCTGACGCGGATGTCACCGAAAGAGACCTTGTTGATGTCGAGGTTGGAAGCGTTGATGATTGCATTGACGGACATTTTGCTCTGGTTGTGTGGTCTTATTACTCAGCCTACCTGTAGATCCATTTTGTCCGTACGTTTGTGAGTCGAGAAATATTAAGACCTGATTTGATAATGCGAAACCTAGTATATACTTGTGTTTTTCGAAGCAAAGAATACATTACACTTTTTGAGTATCTTGCTCGATCCATCGCTCTGTACGGGGAGTTTCCGGATGATACTGATTTTATAGTCATTACTCAACCTGATTTCGAAGAGGGAGTCTTTCAGGCAGCAAGTGGTATTCCACGAGTCTCGACCAGACTGCGAATGGTAGATAGTGTGTTCGAGAGTAGCAGAGCAAAGCTTCATATATTCGACTACGATCTCTCCAACTACACACGCATTCTATATCTCGACACGGATATCGTTGTAAACGAACCGATCGGAAGACTCTTCTCACTTGATATCGATCCGGGTAAGCTATATGCACTTCAAGAAGGGACGATCTCTCACGATCACTGGGGAGGCGATACACCTCTTTTCGACTTAACGAAGATCGACGGTAATACGACTGCGTTCTGTGCTGGGGTACTTCTTTTTCGCAACAGCGTGCATATGAAGGAGCTCTTCGCTGAAATAAATGACCGTATTAATCTAGATATTTACGAGAGGAAGATCCCTATATCGGGATGTCTCGAACAACCTCATATCAATTACGGTGCGATAATGAAGGGCGCATATGACAATCAGTTGCTGAAATCGTATATCATGAATAACCCTATTCATATACAGAATGGCATTTTGGTCTATCATTTTCCAGGTGGACCAGGATGGCATTGGAAAAAAATACCAGCAATTAAATTGTTTTTTAGAGCAATGCAGGGTATGCGTGAATTGGCACCCAGATTACTGGGAAAGACATATCACTGGGGTCTGGAGGACGCGGAAAATACAATAACTTTCCAGCCCGGACATCTTATTACCTATTTTGGAGAGGTTCGCAACGCAGGACCTTATCAGATACTCAATGAAAATACAGTTCAAGTGTTCTTCGGAGGGTGGTATCATATACTCGTTTTCAACGACACGCTTACGGCATTCACGTCAATAAGAAAAGCTGACTTTCAGATAACTAGCTGTCGCATAAAGAATGACTAGATGCGCCGCTGTCAAGAAAAAGGGTTCTTTGAATCAGTGTACCGCGAATGCAGTCTTCGGGCATTCGTTTTGTGGCATTCATGCCAGAGCGAAATCTGCAGAGGTCTGGAAAGATGCACGTGAAAAGGACAAGAGGGTCGTGAAATGTCAATCCGTTGCCAGGGGATGGATAACTCGATACCATCTTCGTCTGGCGGGTCCAGGTGTCCTCTGCAGGAAAGACCTCGCAAACGACGAAGACTTGGTTACGTGTGAAGACGTCCATCGACAGCATCCTCTTACGTACTTTGCATTCGTAGAGAATGGCAAGGTATGGTGGTTCGATTTTGATACATTATGGGTGTGGTCGATGAAGTCACTTGAACCTACGAACCCGTACACGCGTACACCGCTACCAATTGAGGTTCGCAAGCGGCTGCGCGAGATGTGGGCTTTGCGGTATAGGCGTTCTATTGCTTTGCCTCCCGACCCAGTGGATGTAGACGAACGCATGCGATGTAGATGGACGATGTTATGTCAAACGTTTGTAGATAACGGATTCACAGATGTAACTGTCAACCAGATGATGCGCCTCGGCAAGACGTCTCATATTGCGATCTGGAGATTTCTTCGTGAAGACGCCCCTATCGCCAAATGGCAATGTGAATACATGCTGTCGCACAAGATGCTAAGCTCAAACGCCCCTACATACATTATCAATTCATTGAGGCTCCTCATGAAGGTTGTAACATTTGAGCCGGAGCCATATGCAGTAGTGTTTAATGTGATGTCCTCTATTTTCCGCTGTTAAAATGGACTCATTCATGGCTAATTTACACGTTATATACTGTATGAATATCTTCGTAGTTTCAACCGACCCACGCAAAGCTGCCGAGTATCATTGCGACAAGCATGTCGTCAAGATGATACTTGAAACCGCCCAACTATTGTACTGCGCCCACTGGGTAGTTGACCCGGACAATCTTCCACTCGATGCATATCGTAAGACTCATCCTAATCACCCATGTGCTATTTGGGTGAGAGAGTCATCTGAGAATTATCGTTGGCTCTCAGACCTTGGGCTTTGGCTGTGTTACGAGTACACGCATAGGTACGGAAAGAAGCACAAGACTGAAGCACATATCAACTGGTTATCAGACAACTTCCCAGCACTTCCTGCGATGGGGCGTACACCCTTCAAAATGGCGATGCCCGATGAGTTTAAGTGCGACGACCCCGTCCTAGCATACCAGGCATACTACCTCGGAGCCAAGGAGCGGATGTTAACTTTCACCCGGCGCCCCCCTCCTCCGTTTGTAGAAAAGAAAAGGGCTTACATGACCGCCGATGGTAAGAGTATACCAGTGCGTTAAAGATGTCTGCCTCTTCTTCTGTTTCTAAGTCAAACAAGATGCCTGCCGCCAAGAAGGATGCCGCCCCGAAGACCGCCGCCCCGGCCCCTGTTGCCGCCCCTACCCCCGCCCCCAAGGCCGCTGAGCCGAAGGTGAAGGCCGAGCCCAAGGCCAAGACTGTCAAGACCGCCACGCCCGCCAAGGCGGAGGTTACGGTGCCGACGGTTGTTACGCCGTCTGCCGAGCCGACCTCGACGGTCCCGGCTGTCTCGTCGGAGGCCCAGCTGTCCGCCCTGGCTGAGACGCTCAAGGCGCTCAGCTCTGACCTGTCGACGCGTGTCCGCGACGCCGTGAAGGCCGTCCAGGAGGCCGCGAAGTCCGCCAAGCGCGAGGCCCGCGACTCCAAGAAGAAGAAGAAGGTTGACCCGGCGACGATGACGGCCGAGCAGCGTGCCGCCTGGGAGAAGCGTCGCGCGAACAACGCCTTCCTGGTGCAGCGCCCGCTGACGGATGAGCTGTGTCACTTCATGGGCCTCAAGTCGGGCGAGACGCGCTCGCAGACGCAGGTGACGAAGTTCATCAGCGAGTACGTGAAGACGCACTCGTGCTTCGACCCCTCGTTCAAGCGCCGCATCCTCCCGAACGCCGCGCTCGCCAAGCTCCTCCGCGTGGGCGACAAGGATGAGGTGACCTACCTGAACCTCCAGTCCTTCCTGAAGGTTCACTTCGTCAAGACGGCCCCGAAGGCGTAAATCTCAGGTAGTTATAATGCCTGTTCCTTTTTCCAAACTCCTAAAGAGACCAAAACCCGGGTTTAGGACCCCCGATCGGGTCAATCCTAATACGGGCCGACCAGACACAATTCCTAGTTCCGCAAGGGGTGCGGTTGTTGTGGAGAGCCCTACCGAGAAGGAAAAGAAAGAAATAGAAAAACAACAGGAGGGAGAAGAACTCCAATTGGGATTTTCCAAGAAGATGAGAGTCGCGGGAAATGAAGCTGACTTCGCAAAGATCATGAAGAACAATCCCTTTTTAAACAAAGGAGGTCGCAGAACCCGTAAGACGCGGAAGACCCGTCGTCGCCGCACCCGCAAACATTAAGCTCTTTTAGCTCAGAGGTAGAGCACCTGCTTTGTAGAAAATAACCTAGCGTGGTTGTTTGGCCGTTATTCCCGAGCATTGTTGTATGCTCGGGGACAATGACGTTTTAAAGTATACAATCAGCAGTAGGTCGGTGGTTCGATTCCACCATGGAGCACTCACTTCTTTAGCTCAGAGGTAGAGCGATTGCTTTACACGCAATAAGTCGATGGTTCGATTCCATCAAGGAGTACCAGCGTTTATCGTCTAGTGGTAGGATCAGAGATTTCCATTCTCTTAGCCCGGGTTCGATTCCCGGTGAACGCAAACTAAATCATTAGTGCGGAAATCCGTATTAATGCTTTTATACTGAAGTTGTGATAAGCTCGTGGGGCATCTCCAGGTATAAGATTGTACTGAAGAACGGAGACAGTCTGCCGTCGAGAACCAGGGCTCGCTGTTTTGTATTGTCCTTTAGTGTCTTCGTCAGTCGAACGAGGATCTGTCGCTGGTCTACAATTGGCTTCACCTTTATCTTGCATGTATCTTTATGCCATCCACACAAGGTTGACTTTTTACACGAATCATTCGTCATCTGACCGCATGGTGTACGAACCTTGTTTACAAACTGAACGGGTTCGTCGACAGAGTCCCAATACGCCTCTGCGTCTAACCATGCCCTCAACTCCTTTAATAGATTCGGCCCAGGGTTCTTAATAGACTCGCGCAGAGTCTCGTAGTCATCTGATTGTACGTCGTTAGATAACGAAAAAAGGAGAAATTCAAATACTTCTGAAGAATACGAAATCTCGCTTGCGAGTTTCAAGTCTGCTTGATTTGGAGGGGCACTTACAAGTTCCTCTTCGGAGTGTGGTGGGCGGATTGTTTTTGTAACTTCTTTTGCAACTTCGTCATCTTCCGATTCTTCCGGTCTGAATGCTGCACGGAAACCACACTCTAACATGAACTCCGAGTAGAATCCGTCAGCTGAATATAAGACGGTCGTTTTCTTGTATCCAGGATGAACGGTCTCGCCTAAGAAATCGCCAAGTGTCTTGCTCGTGGGTAACTCCTCGTCTTCTATATCGGCATATCCGGATCGAACAGCAACACCCATTGGTACGTCCATGTTTACGGGTTGCACTGGAAGAACGACTTGTTGAGGAACAAACACCGCCTGTACGCGCTTAAACGGATCTAGGATGACCTCGTATGCGGGAATGTTCTTTCGCATCAGCTCTGCAACTGCAGAGTCAAAGGTCGGGATTGCACTCGAACATGCAGTCGAGTGAAGCGCCTGAAGTGTCTTCTTTGTCTCCTCCTCAAACTTGTTGATATCCACAATATAGTCAAATTTGGAAGAAACTTTACCCTTGCGACGGGTTACTTTACCGAGAATGTCTGTGTCTAGCAGTACGATCGTACGAGATCGGGCACTCGTCTTATCCGACCAAAATCCACATAACATCGTGTTGGTTGTTGTATTGATTCGCATGACACGGCAGTCAAGGAGAAGTGCGACGTATTCGATCTCGTCCATTGCGGAGAGTGTCTTCTCTGTGTACGCTCTATCAATACCATCCGTAATCCGCTCGATGGGCGTATCTCCCTCTCCAAGGTCATTCCACGTGCGGAAAAAGGAACACTGGATGATCTGATCCTTTGCGTGAGAAGGTGTT